TTAATTTTTTAGACTTCAGTATTGATAAACACCAATTAACAATTAACAAAATGCGTGGATGTACTCATTTATTTGTTGACTTTGATTGTACCTTGTCATTATGGGAATCTGTGATTCCTGAATCGGAATTTAAAACCAGGTTGCGCGATGTATACAAGGATGCATCTGAAGTGGTTGAAGCACCACCTCTTGAGGCTGAAGAAGCAGCTGCAGAAGAAGCGCCTGCACCTCTTGAAGAAGCACAGGCACCTGTTGAAGAAGCACCTGCAACTGTTGAAGAAGCACCTGCACTTGTTGAAGAAGCACCTGCACAAGCACCTGCACTTGTTGAACAAGCACCTGCACAAGCACCTGCAACTGTTGAACAAGCACCTGCAACTGTTGAACAAGCGCCTGCATCTCTTGAAGAAAACGTAGCACAGGAACCTGTAGCAGCACCCGTGTTATCTGTGCCAACCGGCAACGTTTAGTGCTACGTTATAGCCTATGTATCCATATAATCCAACCATGAAAACCGCAGCTATTGGAACATAAAATGGCATTCCTAATACAATGTGTTTTATGACTTCTCGCATAAATACATATAACTACTATATGTATTTATTTATAAATTAAATATCATTTAAAATTCTAATTGCAGGAGGTAACTTGTTATCTAAAACAGCACGAACAAAACAATGACATGAGTCCAACACAACAACATTCATCTTCTTTGTTTTTATTAGATTGTGGTTGTGGTTGTGGTTGTGGTTGTGGTTGTGGTTGTGGTTGCAAATATACTGGAGGAGGATACTTTGGCTGTGAATAACAACTTTGACTGTAGTTTGAATAAGCTGGAGGCGGTTGATAATAAATGCCAATTGTTACTTCGTCTTCATCCATAGGAGGTGCGGTGGCAACAATGTAGTTGCTATTATTCATATTCATATTATTCATATTATTCATATTATTTATATTATTTATATTGTAGTTTGGTTGGGATAATGATAAAATGATAAAAGGATAAAATGAATTTATATTTGTATAAACAAAAAGTAAATAAATTGCATGGAGGAAAAGAAGAAGATAATAAATTGGGTGAAAACAGGAGATCTGATATTGTGTGATGATTTAGAATATAAAAACTGGGGACTTTTGAGTTGGTTAATAAAATTTGCAACAAAAAGCGATTTTTCACATGTAGGTATGGTTGTAAAAGACCCGGATTTTACCAAGGTGGCAATGAAAGGAACATACATATGGATGTCAGGAACAACAAACATACCTGATTCAGAAGATAACCATATGAAATTTGGAGTACAAATGGTTCCATTTGAAGAATATGTAGAAACGTACGGTGGTAAATTGTACCTTAGAAGAATACATTGCACAAAATATGAAGAAATATTTAGTAACGAAAAATTAAAGAAAATACATGATGTTGTGTATGATAAACCATATGATATTACAATAACTGACTGGATTGAAGCATATTGTAAGAAAGATCCTCATCCTCAAAAGACAAGCCGGTTTGTTTGTAGCGCGTTTATTGGGTATATTTACACCCAACTGGAACTTTTAGCGAGAGACACAGACTGGAGTATTCTTTGGCCTAGTTTTTTTTCAAGTGAAAATCCTGATTTGCACTTGTTAGAGGATGCATATCTTGAGAAGGAAAAAATAATAAAATAATCAAACATCAAACAATTGGGCAAACAATATTTTTTCACAAATACATGTTGATGTTGGGTTGTTCATTTTGATTTGCTTTTATTAGTTTGTCAACTAGGTGAGATGTAACCGTAAAAGGGAACCCGACTTCAAAAGATGTTTCTTTTTCATCAAAAAGGGTTGTGCCTGGATGTATTAAGCGGTACAGATTCAATTTGGTGTAAATTGTTTCAATGCACCTTTTGAGGTTTCGGACCCCGGATTCTTTGTTAGTGTGATGTTGAATAATGTGTTCAATTGTTGAGTCATCCATAAGAATGTCATCTTGTTTGAATGAAACTTCATTGCATATGCGCGGTATCAAATAGTTTTTAGAGATAACAACTTTGTCTTTGACTGAATAACCATTGGTGCGTATTTTGTACATGCGATCTAAAAGGATGGGATTGACCCGTGATTCGTCGTTGTAACTGAATATGAATAAACACTTGCTCAAGTCAAAATGAATTTCTGAAAAGTATTTGTCATGAAACTGATTGTTTTGAGTAGTGTCGGTGAGATGCGTAAGAATGCCAACCAATTCATCTCCTTTTGAGGTGTCACTAATTTTATCAAGCTCATCAAAGTAAATGACTGGGTTGCTGGATTTGCACCGAATTAGAATATCAACAATTTTGCCCCATGTGCTACCCTCGTATGTATATGAATGTCCTTCCAAAAAGCTGCTATCAGTGGCACCTCCGAGTGCTATGAATGCAAAGTCTCGTCCAAGAATTTTGCTGATTCCTTCTTTTACCAAGGAAGTTTTTCCAGTACCAGGAGGTCCATGAATTGCAACTGCAGTACCAATTGCGTTTGGGTTTGATAACCATTGACCAACCATTTGCATAATTTGCATTTTGGCATCATTCAATCCATAAACGGCTGAATCAAGAGTCTTTTTTGAGTTAGTCATGAAGGAGTGACAAGAGTCAATTCCGTCTGAAATTGTTATAGGAATGTTTTTGAATTGGTTGAATGGTATTCGCATAAAAGCATCAACCCAATTTTTTAGTTTGCAATACTCACCACACCCTGGGTCCATGTATTGCAACATACCAATTTTCCTTATAGCAACTGCTTTCATCTCACGTGGAATATCTGATTCTAATAACGTGAGTTTGTATGGTTTTTGAATTTCAGAAATTTTTGAAACAGCGATTAGTTCATCAATCATATGAGATTGTTGTTTCAAAGACAAATGAGTTTTAAAGTACTCTAAGTCATTTGTGGTGCTCTTTTTTTTCAATAGTTTTCTAAATTTTTTTGAATTGCTTGATTTGTGTTTGTGTGTGAGTTCATCCAAATCTTCTTTTATTTTTTGTTCAGAAGCATCAAGTGTCTTCAACTGATTCAATACGACGCGTTTGTTTTTGGCGTTGGTCAGTAAATCTTCATATGTTTTTCGTAAAGATTTTAGCATATTGAGTTCGTCTGTATACTTTTGTTGTTGTGTTTCAACTGCAGAAATATCAAATTCTTCAGATTCTGAGTCAGAAGACGAGTAAAATGTTTCATCATCTTCATCATAGTACTCTTCTTCTTCATCATCATATGTTCTCCAAGAAGCATCGGATGATGAAGAACCGGGAACATAGTCTTCATCACTGTCGTCGTCGTCGTTGTCGTCAACGTACTTTTTACTGAAATCAAATCTCTTTGAAATATCATTGGGTTCAACATGAATGATAATATTGTATTTTTTTTCTTTTTTTTCCTTTTTATTTACTTTGGAGGTTGCTGGTTTTTCCAAATTTGTGACTGGTGAAGTGTTCTCCGAAAATATTGAATTGATAAGTGCATTTGCAATGGGGTCATCTTCTTTTGGTGACGTGGTTGAAACTGGTGATAATTTTTTTTTGCTTTTTATCAGTGTTGATTCGCTTGGTGTTAGCAATGTGCTGATTTTTTCCAAGGCGTCTACTTTTTTTTTAATGTGGGTTGATGGATATAGCTGAGAGAGCAAGGTGTTGACTTCAATCCGTTCTTTCACATTTTTCAAGGTTTCTGTTTTAGTATTTTTTGACTTGGGTTTGGGTAATTCTTTTTTTTCCTCGGTTTGATTTGATGTTTCATCATCTTTTTTATCTTTTTTATCTTTGTCATGTTTTTCTACTTGGTTGTCACCATTCCAGCATGTTGCCTTGTGCCCTTCATCTTTTGGCTTGACAGTTTTGACGGGTTTGGGTTTTATAGTTTTGGGTTTGACTGTTGCTGCCTTTTTTTTTGTTTTAGATTCAGGGGTGTTGTCATCCTCGGTTAGTTCATCACTTTCAATAGGAGGAGGAGGATTGTCTGGATTAGTTAACCCAGGTTTACATGTTGGTTCTGTTTTTTTGGAACGTGTTGGTTTTTTGGACATGGTAGAGAGTGAAATTGTCATGAGATTGTTGCCCAATAATCTGAAAATGCGTTTATATTCTTATGATGTATTTTATAATATTGTTTGATTCAATTTTTTGAATAATTTGAAATTTACATAAAAATTGAATTCCAAAACAATCTAAATATTATTTGGTTAGTATAAAGAAGATTCAACTAAATGAGCGGCGGCGCATCTGTGTCAAAAATAGTTGGAATACAATTTAGCATTCTTTCCCCGGAAGAAATAAGAAAAGGTGCAGTATGTGAAATTACGAGTCGCGACACGTACGTTGGTAACAAGCCGGTGTTGGGTGGATTATTTTGTCCATATATGGGAGTTTCAGAACCAGGTATGTTGTGTCCAACAGATGGTTTGGATTACATGAGAACCCCAGGATACTTTGGGAAGATTGAGCTTGCGCAACCAGTCTTTTATTATCAGCACATAAACACCATTCATAAAGTGTTGCGATGTGTTTGTATGAAATGTAGTCGTTTGTTAATCAACAAAGAAGCCCATAAACAGTGTTTAAAAATGAATTCAGATGAAAGGTGGGCATATGTGTTTAGTCACGCAAGCAAAGTAAAAACGTGTGGCGACGAAACAGAAGATGGATGTGGATTCGTAGTGCCCAAAAAAATCAAAAGAGAAAATTTAGCTATGTTGATAGCGGAGTGGGACAGTGAAAGTGTGAAAGGATTATCAGAAGAAGATGCAAAAAAAATGAACATGCAACTGACCCCTGATATAGTATTGAAAATATTTCGCAGAATAAGCGACGATGATGTTTCTTTCATGGGGTTCAGTCCAGTGTTTTCACGACCGGACTGGATGATTTGTCAGGTGTTGGCAGTTCCTCCGCCGGCAGTAAGACCATCCGTAAAAATGGATGGTCATCAAAGAAGCGAAGATGATCTCACTCACATCATTGTGAACATTGTTAAAGCAAACAAAACTCTACAAGAAAAAATAAGAGATGGTGCTCAAACATCAGTTTGGCACATGGTTTTGCAATATTATTGTGCCACCATGGTTGATAATAACATTCCAGGTGCTGCTCCAGCTGCACAGCGTTCTGGGCGAAAATTAAAATCCATTAAAGAAAGAATCAACGGAAAAGGCGGACGTGTGCGTGGAAATTTGATGGGAAAACGTGTTGATTTTTCAGCAAGATCGGTTATCACTCCTGATCCTAATTTATCAATCCGAGAATTGGGGGTTCCATTGAAGATTGCCACAAATTTGACAAAGCCC